AGAAACGATCATTTTGAGAACCAAGACTCTCACGATTGAATGACATTGAATCATCATGGCGTTTCTGTTGTCCGTATTCTCTTTGATCTGCTTGACGAGCATTCTCGGCAAGAGTTTTCTCTTGTAGCTGTTGCTGAGCTAGAGCCCTAAAACCTCTACCGTAGTCATAGGATCCTAGAGGTGTGCCTGGGGTGACGTATCTTGAGAAATCAATAGCCATTAAATAACTCCAGCTTGTTTAGCTCCAGTCACGGCATTGACGCCAGTCTCAACATCTCTCATGACACGTTCCTGATTACGGACGTTTGCGTTGTAATCATCCATAGTCATACCAAGGCTAGAAGCAATAGCGTTATGCATTGCATTCTCATCTCCACCAAACATTGACTCTAATTGACTAGTGTAATAATTGACAATATCGTCTTGAAATCTTCCAGTATTATCAAGCGCTCCTTGAATACGACCATCTCTCTGATCTTGAGCTCCCATGCTGGCATTGAATCCTGAATTGGTTCTGTTCAAATTAGAAGCATCTGAACCAAATGCAGCGCCAAATCCTCCTCCAAGACGATTCATTTGATCATCTTGAATTCCTCTTGCGACTCCGGACGTAAACTGATCTCTAGCTAAATCCGCGTTTCCAGCTCTGAAAGCCATATCTGAAAACTGTCCCAGTCCATGAAGATTAGCTCCAAATGCTCCCATTGAAGACAAATCAGCTGCCCTGCCTTGCTGACCAGCTAATCCTTGCCAATCCCTTTGGTTCGCAGAATCTTGCAAAGCGAAGTCAGAAGCTCTATTGGCCCGTTGGGCCTCAATGTCTGTAATGACATTTCCAACATTGTTAAGTGCAGAAGAACTACCATACACGCCTCTGGAAGCCGCTTGGTTGTTCGCCGCTCCGACCGACTTTTCGCTCGCTCTATCAAAAGCTGCGTCAAAAGACGGCTGTAATGATCCAGGAATTTCTCCGACAGTTCGGTGGTAAGATTCGGCGGCAAGATTTGGGTCACCATATTGTCCTTCAGAATTAAACGTACCTGCTATCTGATTCCAAAACTGCTCGCCCTGACCAGGTTGGCCAAACGATCCAATGTTATTTTCATTGAAAGTCTCTCCAAACATTGGGCTTTCAAATTGAGGCAGTTGGTCATTCACCCAATCAATCTGTGGCTGATCATACCACAAATTTTGATTATTTTCCCAGTTTTGTTCAGCAACTCCAGGAAGGGATTGATCCATTCCAAAGGGTGCAGTAGTAGGATTATAAGATTGATTCCCATGTTGAACACGGTTACTGCTTGACGGTATTTGGTCAAACCCCTGACTTGGTTGCCCGAATAACGAACCCTGAGCAGGGGGTTGATTAGCTGAAGCATTGGCTTGAGCGATTTGAACTGGAGTTTGACCATTGCCAAGCGGCCCCTTATATTGGGGTATAGGCTGCTGCTTTGATTTAGCTGGGCTCGCAGGTTGGTTTACCGTAGGCTGTTGCCGACTATAATAATTGGTCTGAGTATTATATGCCATTGATTAGTTTCCTTTTGTTTTCGTAGAAAACATGTGTGGAAACGGCATGCTAGATGCCATTGATTAGTTCCCTTTATCGCCTTCTAAAATTAGTATTCAACTGAGGTAAAGGTTGGCCATTAGGAGGCGCTCCAGGGATCCTAGAAGGAGGAGCTGGCCTGCCAAAAGCGGCCATGTACATTTGATCCTGCATACCCTGAGTCATTGGATTCTGGTTCAACTGATTAAAATCCATCATACCAGAATTTGGATCCATCTGACCTTCCTGGGTTTGCATTTTAGGATCAGAGAAACCCCCATATGTCTGCTGAAGCATCTTATTCATTGGCTGAAATGCTGCTGAAGTATTACTCATTGCATTAAGACGTGACTGCATCATCTCAGGTCTAGCTTGATTAATCTGAGCCGTGGCCTGCCTAAATGCATCTTGCTTAGCTTCCTGCTTAGGATCGCCAAAAGCAGAAGACGTAAACCCTCCTACAATAGGAATGTTGTTTACAAAATTACGAGTCCAGTCCCATGCTCCCATGATTAACTCCCTAATATGTCAAACGTCTCTTTGACGTTGATAAGTGCCAGATTGGCTGAATCGCTGAAAGAAAATCTCCACTGGCGACGTTTGTAAGTACCAAGCGAATGAATGTGTTTTGTAACGTGGTAGTCGCCTGTGGATCCAAAGTCTATGAAAATAGGGCCATTCCAAGGTCCTGTGTCGTTTCTATATTCAAGTCTTCCAAGTGGTTCTGAGGAATTTTCTCCTCTTCTTCCTGTGACAGTGATCCGTCTACACAGTTTATCATTATTAGATCCTCTGTCCAAGAATCCGGAATCGGCTCTTGCGACCACTAATTCTCCTAAGTCAGAATAAGCAGATTGAGAAAGTTTACCAATTCTACCATCAACAGTACCCACAACATTAACCCCACCGTCACGGCGAAGAGTATGGGAAAGAACCTGGAATACTTTGAAGTTGCTTTGAGATAAATCCCAACCATTCCAAGTAGACCAACCACCACCGACTTGATACACGAAAGTAGAGCCAGCGGTAGGGAAACACCAAACAAAACAATCAATATGACCCAAAAGGACCCTATATCCGAAACAATCATTGACCGTGTCAAGCGAGTCCAATTGTTTTTTGATTGGTTGATCAATGTTTTGAAATGTCCTCCCATCACTATACACGAAACGCCTGTGTTGGTCAAACCAGAAAAATTCCTGATCTTTTTTAATGATAGAATAAGGTGCGAGGCATCCGAATTCTCTGGTGGCAGATGGTGAAAATATATTTGTAGCGTCTGGAGTGAATATCTGAACGTTGTCTACACCCCAGACAAATATTTCATTTGTGTTCTCGTGGACAGCAATAACGTCATCTGGTCTAGCTTCTGCTGTAAAGAATCCTCCATCTTCGGCAATACCCGTGTTGTCCCATTGCTCGTGTCCAGAAGTATCAACTGTTCCTTGGGATATGCCACTAAACCTTACTTTTGTCCTGTCTATTGTGACATCATTAGCAAGTAAACGACTAGAATTAGCAAGAACATGAGAAGATAAAGGTGGCGATCCGCCAAGCCTAGAGCTAACATTATTATCAAGCCTTACTTTCTGAATGTTCGCTCCTCCAGTTAGAATGAAGAAGACTTCAGTTTCTGTAAAGGTTGGTCTAGAGTTTCCTAACAGAGTAGTATTTGGTGACGAGCTAAGGTTGGACGCTGACCCATTTGCTATCTTATATATTTTGCGACTCAAAGGTGTTCCGCCAACAGCGAATAACTGAGAATCATTAGTTGCATATAATCCATATATTCCAGTAGAATCTACTACTGAATTTGGAGCGACGTCATATGTGGTAATACCTGGACGTTTATAAACTACTCCATTCTTGTCTAAGACAACATTAATGGCCGATGGTGAAGATCCTCCCAATTCGTCATAAGACGATTCGAGATTAGGGCCGAATGAAATTAACCCTTCAGGCATATTATGAGGATACCTGTCCCTTTGATAATACAATTGCCCTATCAGTTCCACTAGTGTTTTCCTGAGTAAACTTGTATTTACAGAACGCTACCCCTCCATCAGGGACAGTGGTTTCAGCAAAACCAGTTGCAAAAGTAATAGTCCGAGCATCTCCACTATTATTTAATACAAGAACAAAACATTCAGCAGAAGATAAGGCAGCGGACGAAGTTCCTACAAATATTGTAAGGTTTGATGCGTTTGTGTGATTTATTATTATGTGACTATAAACTAAAGACGGAGCAAGAAACAAAGAAGATGATCCAGTGTTTGCAAATTGAAAAGTTTTGTTATCTCGAGACTTTAGATCTAGATTTATATTAATTTGTGTTCCAGATGTAGACAGACTATATATCTGTCCAGAATCACTCATATCAGCAGGTTCGGGGAAACCCATAAATCTATTAGATGACTCAGTGAATACACAACCAGTTACTACTGATGCAAACCTAAATGCAAATCCTTCGGATCCTCCATCAATAAAAGTATTCCCTACTACCAATCCCAACATCTTTCCTGGTGTCTGTGCAGAATTGGGACTTATGTGATAATACACTCCGGAAGTTATAACAGATGCATCAAATTCGCATCCATTTATGTTAAAATCTGGACCACTTATAACACTGCCAGTAAATCCTGAACCAATGGTGAAAAACGAATTCTTTACAGAGATAAAGGACTCAGCGTCATCGCTGAGGTTGTTTATTGCCTGATCGTTTGCCGCAACAACAGTAAATTTGCAGTTATCAATAAACACGTTGCATTGACCGTTAACATCAGGGCGATTTATGATAGCACCAGTAACGTTGGTTCCGTCAAATTCACAATTCTGGAAGTAGATGTTTTGAGTCTCTTCCAAATCGATTAGATTAGTATAAGCAGCTGTTGCCGCAATCTTAATCCCTTCAATTCGTTTCCATCCAGTAGCTGTGTTATCGGTAATATTGATAACTCTTGTTCCAGCAGAATTGCCTGTGATTGTTACTGCGCCTGGACCACTACCCAGTAAAGTTACGTTAGCATCAGAAAAAGTCAGTACACTTACAATGTAATTTCCCGGAGGGAAAAATACGATGCCTCCAGATGCCGCTGTAATGGCGTTTCCGATGGCAGTTGTATCATCAGTTGCACCGTCACCAACGGCCCCAAACGTTGGATCTTTAACGTTTGTGAAGATGCCACTAAACCCAGCAATTGCTGAGCTAATGTTAGTAGAAACTCCTGAAACATCTACTTTCCAGTCAATCGATCCAGCAGAATTGTTCCATTTATCAAGAACTGCTGCAAGAGTGATTGGTTCGCTAACAGCAGTAGGAGAACCAGAATAATCAGTGCCTGTAAACGAGTCTGATATGACCTCTACAGTTGTTGCAGATTCTCCAGTAGTGACAGTGCGAAGCGTAGAGCCAGCAGAGTTCTTGATTGTAACGTCACAATAAGCGTTTACATAAATTTCAGCAGCGCCATTAGAATCAAGGTCTATGACATTTGATGATGGTTGAGCAGTCATCTCAAAGTCAGTAAACATGACAGAAAGAGCAGATGAGGCCGTTCCACGAAGAACAAACGTGGCAGTCCCGGAAGCTGCCCCATTAGCTCCAGCAGCGAGGAATTCCACAAGTTTTGCCACTAAAAACCGCTCCAAGGTGTAGAATGAACGAATTGAACGTCTGGAGGCTCATTAGAAGTCTCGTATGTTTTAATCTTCTGCATTGCCCTATCTCTATCGTTCCTCATTGTTGCACGTTCGTCAATTGGAAGTTTAGCGTCAACCATAAATTCGTAAGCCAAAGCGTGAACAATCCAGGTTCCCCAGTGACGTTTCAAATCTACGTTATCTGAACCTGCCGAATTAGATCCAGGAATACGATGAACATGCAATCTAACACTTCCTGCTTCACTAGGTATTGGCCAGAAATGTATCTCTAATGAAGACCCGTTACGGTGAAGGAAGTATTTAGATGGAGTACCAGTGGCAGATTTACTAGACAGTTGGCCCCATTGAAAACGAGACATAGGAGAGATTGGAGTCTCTCCAGTAGTCTCTTCAACCTCAGCTGCGTTGCTCGCTGGAATATAATTAGCGGTATCAACAACATTTAGAATATCCGTATCAAGAGTGTAAAGACCATCATCAGCAGTTAGAGTAAGAATTTCAAAAGCTACAAAATGGTCAATAAAACCTTCTGTTGCCAACTCTTCAATAAGACGATTTAATACTTTTCGACCATAACCAGCTTTTGATGTCCAGGAAGCATCAAAGCCAATCTCTGCCTCAATAGGAAGCAATCCAGCCTTCTGGAATGCAGAAAGAAGATATTCGTCTACAGTAAGGACTGTTGAAGGCGTTGAGGATACTGCCACTTAATCTACTCCGTTATGCGTAGTATGTCCTCTGCTGTAATACGATGAATCACAGGCAAAGTGTTGCTGTCTGGATTCAACCCACCGTCATACTTATCAGCGTGCTTGGTAACCTGAGCGGCATGTTCAGCATTAAGACGATTCAATTGAACTTCGTCTCTTCCTGTACGGTCGTCTGGGCAAGTTAGAAAGCCAGACTCATTACGACGAAGCTCGTGTCTCATGAATCCGCCGCCACAGTAGTCACAACGAGCACGGTAAGTGCCCTTTGGCCAATTTGGATTGATCCGACCTGGAATTGTTCGTGCCATA